TCGATCATTTTAATATTCTGTCCTGTGTTCTGTTTGATACTTCTAAAGTCTGCCATGTAGAGTGACGTAATCTTGCACTTTCAAGTAACCACTTGAGTTTTTCTGCTTTTTCCGTAGCAATTCCAATCGCCTTACATAAATCCTGATAATCTTGGCTTCTATAAGCCTCACGCTCCTGCGCCCCGAGAGATTGCTCGCTAGTTTCAGCCATCTTGATAGCCTTAAGCGAACTCTTGTACGCTTCAAGTTGCGCCAATTCACCTTTTGCCTGTGCATATTTACCTGCGTTTTCTAATATAAAGTCTATACATTGATTAGGATCTATTTCACGCATCTAATCTTCCTTTGAGGGTTTCCCATGCGAATTTAGCCACTCTTGGAACTTGGGCATTTCCAACGGCTTTAAGTCTGTCCACTTGTCCGGGAAATCCATTAAAAGCTCTGCATAATCCGGGTGAAAGTATTGACCGCAATCCTTGCTCGTTCTTATCCACTCCATAGTCATTGATCCGTGGTAATCCTTTGAATGTCGAAATCTTTTGCTTGAACACCCTTTGCTTACGCTGACCGTTGGTGTTGGAACCCAGCACCCATATTCGCTTTCGTTTATGAGGTAATTCGGCATTGTCTGCTCCCAACACACCCCATTCCGCATCGAACCCCAATTTGGCCAAGTCTGCAAGGACTGTTCCGAGTCCTCTAGAAGTGAGCATTGGACTGTTTTCAATGAATGCGTATTGGGGTCGTACTTCGCCAATAATCCTTGCCATCTCTCTCCACATCCCGGATCGTTCTCCGTCAAGTCCATCTCCTTTTCCTGCAATTGAGATGTCTTGGCACGGAAAGCCGCCAGATACGACATCAACAATTCCTCGCCAAGGTTTTCCGTCAAAGGTTTGAACATCATCCCAAATCGGGAAAGACGGGAGTAATCCGTCATTTTGTCTTGCGGCAAGTACGCAAGCTGGGTATTGTTCCCACTCAACGGCACAGACTGTTCGCCATCCAAGTAGTTTTCCCCCAAGTATTCCGCCACCAGCACCTGCGAATAGAGCCAACTCATTCATTTTCCTAGTTTCTTTTTAATTAATTGTTTAATTCGTTCTTCTTTATCGGGGTATTGGGCCAACAATCTTACAACTTCGGGCCATCCCCGTTTTTTTGCTACAGCTATATACCAACTTACTAAATACTCCTCATGCTTCAATTTGCTTAATCTTCATGCTAATTCTAGACCGCCATTGTTGCCAACCTTCTCCAGCATAGGCAGGGCAGTTTACTTCTTGCGCTTTTCTAGCTGTTAATTCTTCGCTGGAATACCAAGAAAGTTCAGGTTTCTTGGTCGGTTCAATGTCTATATCGTCAGTCCACCTTTCAGCGTTCAAAAAAGAGGCAGGGTATGGAATGAAATCTTTAGCCGTTTCTTTGATCTTCCAGTATTTCAAGTAGTTTGGCATGGCTTCTAAACATTCTGCTTGCTGAATAGGGGTTAGCCTGTTCCATGCTCTTTCAGCATCTTTGCGAGCCATCTTACGGGGGTACTGATTGTAAAAATCATTGAATGTCATCTAATTGTTTCCTTAATGCGGCACATTCATCTTCAAGCATTTTAGTGTGATCAAGAGCTTGATTGTCTGCAAACTTTAAAATGGGTTTGTCTAGGGCTTCTTTACACATTTCGATGTAACGATCTACTTCTAGACGATCTTCTCCACCAATAGCGGCAGAACTATAGCCCATTGGTTTACCCATCGTGTCATAAAACACTTCACAAATTTCAAAATAATCTTCGTAAGCGTTGCTTAAATTTACTAACCTTAGATTCCAAGTCATGTTTTTATCCAATATAAAAGAGATAACAAAACCGCCATTACAGAACCAAAGATGGCGAATATTCCAACAGAAAAAACTATTAATAAATTTTCCATATTGAAAGTATATGTTAAGTTATCTTAATTAGATTGATTATTTTGTAGGTGTTTTCCCTAGTGTTGTTTTTTTGTCAGGATTACTAGATTCAGGACAAAGCTATCCCTACTATGAGGAATAGCTTGTCAGTCTTACTGAGTTCTTGTATCAAATTATTGCTTCGATGTCTTTGGCGTGTCTAGGTCTGTCTTTATCACTCATCGGTCTATCCATACAGGACAGTTCCCTTAAATAGCCAAGCAATAACGGCTAAGTGGGCGCACATAGGTGCGTAGTAGTTTCTAGAGGGTCTACAGCCTTTACCGTTGCAACACGCTTGAGAACGGGCTAGGTCTTGCCCAAAAGAAAAACCTCATTCAACTGGGCTGGGGGTGGAATTTAGACTTTAGTAAAACAAGTGTCGAAACCAACCCATGTGAATGAGGTCTTATTCTGCCTAAGTTCCACCCTAGACAGGCACAGTATAACACTATTCCAATTCAGGCCATATCATTTTGTAAGAAAGTGGGAAAAGTTGCTTTCTATTGATTAGACCGACACTTTCTTTTTCTAGGGTAGCCGCTAGGATCACCAGCTTATCGTAAGGAATGTTGCCGTTTTGCCACATACTGACTGCCGCAACCGACACACCGACCAAATTAGCGACCTTTGTACAGCCACCCAATAACTGAATCATTGCTCTTGTAGATATTTTTTCCATAAGCTATCTTAACATTTTTACAACAGATTGCAAATAAAGTGTTGCATTGTGTTTTAAGTTGGCTTAATATCTAAGTACGGTATATGCCGTGTTAATAGGAGAACTCTTATGAGTGAGCAAGATCAAGACTTCAACAGCTTCCAAGAACATTTGGAACGCATCTTTAAAGACATCGAGGATGGTGTATTTTTATCCGCAGATGAAATTGGTGACCTACGCTATGCGTGTGGCTTACCAGCCCGTAACACCCAAGTAAACCCTGTATTGCGTGATGTCATCAATGACTTTGGCAATGTATTTGGCTTGCAAAATTTTCCAACAATTAGAGGTGAAAAATGATTATCAGCGATAACAGTAAAGAATTTAAGATAGCCCCTGCTGGGCTTCACATGGCACGGCTTTATAGCTGTATAGACTTGGGCCATCAAGCTACCGAATGGGCTGGAGAAACCAAGATCATGCACAAGGTCGTACTGACTTGGGAATTGCACGGTGATGACGATGCTGGACAGCCATTACAAACAGACGATAAGAAGCCTTTAATCGTGTCTAAACGCTATACAGTCAGTCTTGGAGATCAAGCACGACTTCGTCAGGACTTAGAATCTTGGTCTAATAAAAAAATGACTGCGGAAGATCGTAAAAACTTTGATCTTAAAGCCTTACTGGGTAAGTTTTGCATGGTTAATATCACCCACTCAGAAGATGGCAAGTACGCCAACATTAGCGGCATTAGCCCAGTTCCTAGCGCATTGCGTAATGTCCAGCCTGAAGGTGTAAACCCTATTAATCATTTTTGGTTAGCAGAATTTGATCAGGCTAAGTACGATGCGTTGCCAAAATACTACAAAGAAAAGATTGCAGAGAGTAGTGAATGGCGTGGGCAAAAACAGCGTGAAGCTGATGCGCCTAAGTTAGAAGATGATGACCTCAAGGACATACCCTTCTGATGATAATTAAAGACAAAGAGGAGAAAAGTGGTCACTTCTATACTAAAGACGGCAGTCCAGCCTATACAATCATCGGATCATCTACGGGCAAAGAACGGGCAACAAATGTATCTGATGCACGAAAACTCGGTCTACTGCCCAGTACGACCACTATTATCGGGGTTGCAAACAAAGGAGAAGGACTCCAGCGTTGGCTTGCAGAACAAGCTATCTTGGCCGCACTTACACTTCCTCGCTTAGAAAATGAAGAAGAATCAGTTTGGTTAAGTAGGGTAATGAAGGATAGCAAGGCTACTGGAATGGAAGCGGCTATGCGTGGTACTGCGATCCATAACATTATTCAGGGTTACTTTGAGCAGATGTATTTGCCTGAAAAGCCAGCCTATCTTGATGCTATAGATAATGCGCTTAATAATGCGTTTGGAAGCCAGCCGTGGCTTTCTGAGCGTTCTTTTGGGCATCCGCTAGGCTTTGGTGGCAAGTGCGACCTCATGGCTAAACAGATCAATGGTCAGGGTACAGGCTTTATCGTAGACTTTAAAACAAAGACTACGGATTTGGATAAAGTTGATGTATGGTTCGAGCATGAACTACAGTTAGCGGCTTATCGTGAAGGCCTAAACTTGCCCAAAGCAAGGTGCGCTATAGTATTTGTCAACGGTACTACTAACCAAGTAAAATTAATAGAAGTGGAAGAATCCCGACTCCAAAAGGGTTGGGAGTGCTTTCAACATTTATTGCGTTTTTATCAGGTAAAAAACGATCTTTAATTCCTTCACGGGAACGGGGGAAAGCGTAAAGAAGTTAGTACCCCAACTTCTTTGTTGTATTTTTGCACTTAGGGTATATCCCTATTAAATAATACTTGCATTGTTAAGATAGCTTAACTAAACTGGTGTTACTCAATACCGAGTGAGATAGAAAAAGGAGCAACAAATGGAATATGAATTTAAAGACGGTGACAGAGTTAAACATCAAGAAGGTACTCATGGCCATGTAATTAAAGATCAAGATTCTGATGGCTTAGTTAAATGGAAATCAACTAATGGTTACAGAATTAGTCATTTTTCAGCATTAACATTAAATACTGAAATTCCACGCTGGAGAAAAGCATAATGGAATCAATAGCACAACGCACCAGCCGTATCAAATCAGACGATGCAAGCGCACATAGCGCATACGCACACGCACAAGACTTTTACGATGGTCTAGCAACATACAGTATCGAGCCTGACTTCTCAGGGTTTACTGTGTATGAACGCACCCCAAACGGTCAATTAAGCGGTTTTGCAAGAACTTTAGAACTGGCCCACGCCAAGATTGAGGCATGGAAAAATGACGATTTAAAGAATGGATACAGAAAATGAAAGACTTTATCTTAGGCGGTTTATTGGCTATATTTTTAACATTAGTTATATTTGGTACACACTATCTTAGAACGGGGTATGTAATATGAATAACAAATGGACTAAAGAAAATTTTGAGCTTTATGACGCCCAGCACCCTGATATATGGGAAATGTTTAAGAAGTTCTCGTTACAGGTAGCGGCAAGAAAAAAGCACTTTTCAGCTAAATGTGTATTTCATAGGGTACGCTGGGAAACGGCCATAGGTGATTCAGGCGACTTTAAGATAGATGATGGCTGGATCAGTCACTACGCTAGGAAGTTTGCTAACGAATTCCCTGAGCATGAAGATTTATTTGAGTTTAGAGTGCGTCAAAAGAGCTACCATAACCAAATGTCTGCTCCTGATCTAAGGTGGTTTTAAATGAACGCAAATGAACTAGCTGATTTAAAGGAGTTTGAAAAGATGCTTTCTGTTGGGTATTTACCAGCAGTTAAACAAGCTATTGACATGCTACGCCAGCAACAAGCTGACTTAAAAGATGCTGATAAATATGCGCTTGAACTTGAAAGACTTTACGAAGATGCAAAAGCTGAAATAGAAGTGTTGAAAGATAAGCTAATGCTTGCAAAACAATCATTAGAAATTGTGGAAGGCTGGACGAAGAAGTGAGCATACTCTGGCTCGATTACGAAACAAAATCTGCTTGCGACTTACGCAGTCGTGGCAGTTACAACTATGCAAGGCATCTATCTACGCAGGTCATCTGCCTAGCTTATGCCTTTGGCGATGAAGATGCGATGCTGTGGTGGCCGTCTACGCCCTTTCCCGAGCGCATTATTAGCCATATCCTAGATGGTGGTCAACTCAGGGCGCATAACGCTGGCTTTGATCGCCTGATTACCGAATATGTTTTATGTCAAGATTTTGATGTGCCAACCCCTGCGCTATTCCAGTGGTACTGCACCGCAGC